ATTATAGCGAACCACATCGTCTTTGACGTAAGCCACTCCAAGAGCCCATGCTCCTTTCCAGTTAAATTTGATTTTACCTAAATTAATTGATGTGATTGCCATAGTTTATTCCGTTTTAATATTTAACTAAATGTAACGATCAAGTTACCGTTTGCATCCATTGAGTATGCATACTCGTTTGTGCCAATGTCGACATCTTCATAGATGTCAGCACCTGTTGAATCTTGAAAAAACACTGCGGAATCTTCAGTTGTGGAGTAGATCAGATTGCTGTTTGCATCTATTGAGAATCCGTGAAACTTTTTTGTTGGGCCTGACAATGTTCCGTCAACTGCGATATTTACTCCAAGTCCTGCTTTGACACCGCCCAACACGCTGGCAGTTGCTACGGGAATTGCTGCTGTGATACTGATGTTGGCAGTGCCGTCAAATGCCACACCATTGATGGTACGTGCAGTGGCCAGTTTGGTAGCAGTGGCTGCGTTGCCTGCCAAGATGTATGTGCTGATGTCAGCCAGTGTGGTTCTATAACTGGTGGGGCCTGGACCCACCACTGGCACTATGTATGTGCCAGTAACAGTTGCTTGTAACGGTAATTGTGAAAATTTAACGCTCATTCAAACTCCTTAACCTGTCACAAAATAATAACCAGTGCCGCCTGCTGTGAAATCCATTAGTTCTTTGTCAAGGCGCTCAAAATCTTCCTTGGCACTGGATTTCAAATCGCCGCCATTCATCTGTATTGAACTGCCTGGGCCAGCAATGCTGGCAAATTTGCTGCGAGCTTCACCCAGCATGGTTTTACACACTGCCAACGAGTAATCTCTCAACCACTGCTTGGCATACATGTCTTGCAACAGCACCCAATCAGGACGGAAATTATAACTTTGTATTAGAATCTGTTCGCCTTGTGCAAACGGACGCTGCAAAATGTTTAAAATGTGTGTGGTTGGCTTCCATGAAAATTCAATGTAGCTGCCAAACATACGACCCACTAGTTTTTGATATCCAGCAAACATTTCATAAGTTGCTAGACCGCCCATCATACTGCCACTCATCAAGTAGGTGTTGGTGTAGGCTAGGTTAAACGGTTCAAACAGCGTACCACCTGCACCCATGCCAGTTCTCGAGCCAATAGCTCTGCGAAACACTTGTCTAACTGTGATAACTTCGTCTGGTAATCTGTATTCATTTTGATCCTGTAGCAGTTCCAAAAACAAGTAACTTTCTTCCACGGCATTTGAGCTTTTTTGACGATAACGATTCAGCGCACGGTCCAATGCAGTTTCGTAATGAACTGGATCCAGTTCCACTTCAATCATGCCGTCGCCCAGCATGTTTTTGACGTAGTCAAACACCTTGTTTCGTTCTACAGTAGCGTTACTTTGCGTGGTTGCTGGCAATTCATCCATATCAGTTGTCCTATTACATATTTAGCTTACGATAAATATTACTATGCCAAGACTAAGTTTATATAAACCGGAAAAGGGACTTGATTACAAGTTCATTGATCGCCAGTGCTCTGAGATGTTTCAAGCGGGCGGCACAGACGTGTATTTGCACAAGTATCTAGGTGCCAACACTGATGCTGCAAATGCCACTGCGGATCAGCCTCGCTATGCAACAACATCGGTTGCAAACATACAAGATTTGTTGTTTTTAGAAAATCGTGACAGAATTTACGACACTGAAATCTACAGAATACGCGGTCTTTACAATGTGCAAAACGTGGATTTCAATCTAAGTCAATTTGGCCTGTTTATCGACAACGACACCCTATACATGACAGTACACATCAACGATTTTATCCGATACATTGGTCGCAAACCCATCAGCGGAGATGTGCTGGAACTGCCGCACCTGCGTGACGACTTTGCTTTGAACGAATTTGATTTTGCTTTGCCCAGATATTATGTGATTGAAGACGTGGGCCGTGCCAGTGAAGGGTTTTCAGTAACTTGGTTTCCGCACTTGTACAGATTGAAACTGAAGAAAGTCACCGACAGTCAGCAATTTGCACAAATCTTTGACCAGAATGTCAAAGATGCCAATGGAGATGCTGTGGCCAACACCACTCTACGTGACCTATTGAGCACTCACAATCAAGAATTGGCCATCAGTGATGCTGTGGTACAACAGGCTGAAATTGATGTGCCCAAGAGCGGATTTGAAACTAGACAATACTACACAATTTCTGCGGATCCTGATTCAGGCAAAACAGTATTAAACACAGCAGACACAGCTGCACTGTTGGCCAGCAATGCCAGCAACACCGTGTCTGCCAGTGTGGGCGCAACTGGTGTGCCGCAACGCAGTGGATACACTGGTTATTTGTTGGGTGATGGATTCCCAGTCAACGGTCACGATTTTGGATTTGGTATTCAATTTCCGTCTGCGCCAGTGGCTGATGATTTCTTCTTGCGTGTGGACACACTGCCCAATAGACTGTACAGATTTGACGGCAAACAAAACTCATGGATCGCAGTGGAAGATGCAGTACGCATGAACATGACCAACACCAATACTAGAAATACCTTGAAAACTGGATTTATCAACAATCATGGTTGGACATACAACGAAGCAGTGATCAGTGATTTTGTCACACTGGCAGTGGATGCTGTGAGAATCAGAACCATTATCGATCCTGGTGTGGTTGGATTATATCTAGTGCTGAAGCTGGAAACCACTCAGATAGAATATGTAGTGGCAGACTATCCAGGATTCATTACCACATACAATTACATCAGCCCAACGGGTATTTCCAGCACCAAGACGCAGATCAATTTACCCATAATTGACACAGTGCAACAAAAGATACCTTATGCGGGTCAGTGGACTGTGACTTTTTACAATTATAGAGAATCACAACGTCAAAGTATCAGCAAGGCATTGAAACCAAAGGCAGATTTGTAATGGAACATTTTTATGACGGGCAAATAAGACGATACATCACGCAGACCATACGTGCGCTCAGCAACTTTGTGGTCAAATACGGCGATGGAACACTGGTGCGTATTCCAGTAATGTACGGAGATGCTGATCGTCAAGTGGCCAGTATCATTCGCAACAACAGCGAAAACAAAGTCAACAGTGTGCCAAGGATCAGTGTGTATGTGACTGGCTTGGCCATGGATCGAGACAGACTCAGTGACCAAACATTTGTGGGCACTGTGAACATTCGTGAACGTGACATAGATCCGGACACCAACCGATACACCACAGGTCAAGGTAGAAATTACACCATTGAAAGACTCATGCCCACGCCATTCAAGCTGACCATGAAGTGCGATATATGGAGTGCCAACACTGACCAAAAGTTGCAAATACTGGAACAGATTTTGGTGTTGTTCAATCCCAGTTTGGAGTTGCAAACCACAGACAACTATGTGGATTGGACCAGTTTGACTGTGCTGAATTTGAATGACATCAATTGGGACAGCCGTACTGTACCAGTGGGTAACGACACGCCCATTGACATTGCCACACTTACCTTGGACACTCCCATCTGGATCAATCCGCCAGTCAAGGTCAAACATCTTGGTGTTATCACCAAGATTGTTACCAGCATGTACAGCAATGCAACTACCAGTGGAACTTACATCGAAGGCCTGGGACAAGACCCTATGGCTGCTACCACAACCATGGAAGACTTGCTGGGTCTGGTTATTGGATCTTCAGAAAACTACAGATTAGAAGTTTACAATGGCCAAGCCACACTGATAGGCGCACACGACAGTGTGATAGACAACGGCAACACTCTTGAAATGCCCTTGAGATTTGGCACTGCTGTGAACTGGGAAGAACTGTTCAACAAAACTCCTGGCAAATACAAAGCAGGTTCCAGTCAGTTGTATTTGACTCAGCCCAACGGCAGTTTGATCGTGGGCACTTTTGCAATCAACAGCTTGGAAACCACCATATTACAAGTAAACTGGAATCCTGACACACTCACTGTGAACACTGGCATTGACAGCCTGGGCAATTTGGACAACGAAGCTGGTTACAATTTGCAAACATGCAACAGACCCAGCAGTCCTGGCACATTTGATGCCATTATAGATCCTCAACAATATGATCCCAAACGACCCAACAAAGAAGCTGTGGATCAACCAGTGGCTGTGGGCATAAGATACCTCATCATTGAAGATGTTGGCAGTGCATCAAATGCCGCTGGCAAAGGTCCCCGTGCATGGCAGAGCACCACTGGTGTAGACTTTGTGGCACAGGCCAACGACATCATTGAGTGGTCTGGCACACAGTGGCGTGTGATTTTTGACTCTAGTCAGAATACCGACACCATGGTGTGGCAGACGAATATATATACTGGAATACAATACTTGTGGAACGGTGTTTCATGGGTTAAAAGTTTCGAAGGTGTATATGGAGCTGCCGATTGGAAAATAGTGTTGTAAAAGAATCTATAGTTTGTAGTGGTGCTTTGTTCTATGCCAAAAGCACACGACGATTTTTACTGTTGCAAAAAGCACATGGCAAGCACGAAGGCACTTGGGGACTAGTGGGCGGCACCAACATCACTGGCGAAACGCCATGGCAGGGATTGCAACGTGAAATCTCCGAAGAAATTGGTGCTGTGCCCACCATATTAAAAACAATTCCCTTGGAAACTTTTGTAAGCAACGACCGTGTGTTTAACTTTCACACTTACTTGTGTGTGCTTGATGCGGAGTTTGTGCCCCTATTGAGTGATGAACATCAAGGGTGGGCATGGGCAACTATTGATCGTGCTCCTAAACCTTTGCATCAAGGCCTACGCAACAGCTTTGGTTCAAAAATTATTCGCACCAAACTGCAAACTGTGTTTGATCTAGTTGATTTGATTTAGATATTACTGTCAGTTGATTCTGAAATTGTATTTTCTTCAGCTGCTGATTCAGTTGCTGATTGATCAAATATTTCTACATTTTCTGGGTAAACAGGAAAATCTGTTTGTATAGGATTCTTTAAAGGTTCCACAATTACTTTGCCGTCATCATCCGTCCACTCAGTGTCATACATGTGTTTGTCTTTGCGCTCACCAATAACCATCCAACTGATTGTTGCAGTAGATGCAGTATCTTGGCATTCTATTTTTAAAATATTACCAGTAACCTTTCCTTTCACTGCTGACCACTCAGTTTCATTGCTGGTAAAACATTGAACAGTTCTACACAGTGCTTCAAATGTTCCTTCAGTCATGTCTGACTCAGTATCTATGTTGATTTCTGCTTTGCCGGCAACTAAATCAACCACCCCTCGGTAGATAAGATCAGCTTTTGGTCCTTCGATGAAACTGTGTACTAAATGACGGGTGTCTGTTAATTCTGGTAAGGGATGATCAATTTTAAAACTTCCCGATCCCTTACCCAACGAGCTGAAATATGCATTTTCTGCTCTCAAACCGTTGGCTTGAGAAGTAAAGCTGAATCTTCTTTGATACCCGTCTGGAACACTTGAGCGGTCAGCGCCTGCACTTGCAAAATTGATTGCGCCTCCCCCTTGTGTTTTGATAACAGTAACAGTGTAATCCATTGGAAAACTGGCTGTATATCCAAGGCCCCAGTCAATGCTGACAATAACCTCGCCGCTGCTGTTCACATCAAGGTTGACGTTGACGTTAGTATAACTTGATGAGCTTAACTGAGTGATAGTGCCTTGATAGTTGTGGCTACCCGAGAACGCATATTGTGAAGTGGTTACATAGTTTCCGCGAGTTGCACAAATACTAAAAAAACCAGAACAGCCAAGCCTGCTGGAGCTAAGTCTAAATAATTCTTTATATCCAACGCTACTAATTGTTGTCTCGCCAGATCTTGACGTTGACTCATATTCAGCACCTTGTGCAAATCTATTAGCTGCCACTGTTAGACCGTTTGAATCAAATCTAGCCACTGTGGTTCTTGCATTGACATCTATACTATCCGCGGTGCCGTATTGGATATTTACTCCCTGATATCCTGCAAGGAACAATCTATCGCTAATGCTAGTGTTTGCACCGTCATAGTTACGGAACACCACATATCCGCCTATGTTGTTGTCTTGAAATGCCAGTCCAGCATTGGTTGCATTATCTGCGGAGCTTCTAAATGTCAGATAGTTAAAACTGCTGCTGTCTATGAGTGCGCTTGTACCTGATGGCACACTACCTATGCCACTAACACTTGAGTTTACCACATGTAATCTTGCCGCTGGAGAAACGTTGGTGCCGATTCCCACATTTCCGTTGCCCAATATTTTTAATAAACTGGTCCATGTTTGACCAGCATCATTGGTATACCAGCCAAAATCTGTGATTAAATTTCCGCCAGCATTGTCGCCAGCAATTCGTATGCCGGCTGTGGTAGTGTCCATACCAATGCCAGTAAAAAAATTACCAGTACCGTAAGTACGTATTAGACCTTTGTAGTTGGGTCGAGTGGCTCCAAAATCTAAAGTATATGCTGGACTTGTAAATCCAGTTAACCCTATGTTGCCGTCTTTATTAACTAGTAGTTGTATTTGGCCACCACGGGCACCTATAACAAAGTTTCTTATTTCACCACTGGCTGATTCAGTTACTCTGCCACGTTCAATAAAAATACCGTTAGCAGAGTCGCCCGATGTGTTATTTTGATTATTGTATATTACTGTCTGGGTATACGTTCCAGTGTTACCATTGCTTTGTAAAGAAAACGGTGCATTTGATGTACTAGTTATCGAGCCCGTTGCTGAAATAGTACCTGCACTTAGGCTAGTTATAGTTCCTAGACTAGTGACATTTGCCTGTGCAGCTGTTTGTAAAGTACCAGTCAACCCAGTGGCCACTACTGAATTGGCATTAACGGTGCCACCAGACCAAATGTTACCACTTGCACCAATGCCGCCTGTAACTACCAATGTGCCTGTTGATGTACTGGAACTTGCTGTGTTGGCTGTAAAGGTTACCGCTGCATTTGCCGCTAGTGTGGTAAATGCTCCGCTGCTTCTGTTGTTAACACCAATGGCCACACGGTCCATGGCTCCAATAGAACCAGGATACAATGTCAAACTGCTGGGCTGAATATTAACAGTTGCACTTGCACCAGTAATGGTAACGTCACTGCTGAATGATCCTGTGGTTGCTATTAACGGGCTTCCGTCTTCGCTTATTACAACATAATTTGTACCGTCACTGGTTACTGATAACACGTTGCCAGTAAAAATACTGTTAGTACCAGTACCACTTGCACCTGTACCACTAAAAACGCCGCTGGGTGTTGATAAAGTAACTGTGCCACTGGTGGCATTGTAAAATGTTTGATTACTTCCTGGAAATAATCCTGGATTTGGCAGTGTCACTGTGTAAGGAGCAGCACCTGACAAGTTCGTAAAGGCGCCTTGAAACGGGCTAGCAATTGTAGCTGTGCCATTGATTGTTGTACTGCCGGATGATGAGTTATAACGTGCCATATTTTATTTAACTTATTCCGTAGGAGTTATTTGTTCAAGCGATCCGTCCCATGGGTCTGGAGTTTCACTGTTGGACCATGCTCTAACAGCGTCAATGAATGTGGTCATTTTGGCCTGCTCTTGCTCAGTACCGGTTCTAATAATATTCAGCTGTTTGTATTCTGGGTAATACTTTCTAATGTATTCTCCAGCAATGTATCTTATGTCGTCAATTTCCCATTCAACTGCACAGTCGTCTTGACCCACTAGCTCATACTCGTCTGTTTCTTCATTTTTTTGATAGATATTTCTTCGAAGGTCAAACTGTTCTTTTGTTTTAAAGTCAGAGTGTTGATAAGGAACATGGATTCCAATTGCACCGCTAGGATAAACTATTTTCATATGTGTGATTCCTTGTTAAACATCCAAATTACCGTATTGAGATCCTGGACCAGGCAACACATGAAATATAATTCGAAATCCCACAATTCTTAACTCAGCTGTGGCCTGTGTAGTTTGTCTACCAAGATTAATAATACGCATCGAAGTGGCATTGATACTGCTGATATATTGACTTACTGGTTGCTGATTTGCAATACAGGTCCAACCTCGATACAGACCGTTTCCATAGTTATCAGCTGATATGCGAATTTTTCTACTGCCGTTAAAATATTCTCTTGGGCTAGCTGGATTTGGTGTGCCGCCTGGATGATAATAGTAACTGCCGCCACCGTAGTCTCCGTTGGCGTTGGTCAACATTGAAAAATATGTTTCGGCAACTCCTGCTCCAGGATGTGGATTTTGCCCCACATGGAAAGACATCCATAAACTGAATCTTGCGCCCATGTTAGTACCGTCTTGTCGATAATAAAACGGTCTTGCGGCGTCAACCCAGCTACCAGTACTGCCTGGATGATTCATATCATTTCCGGGGCCGCCATGACCCGATAATGTGGCATACCACGACGTCATGCCCGCTGCAAACGGCAATGTCAAATCTGCATAGCATCCTGCTGGTGAGTAATCTGCATCGACACTGTAACTAAAATTATCAGCCGTTGACACATTACTAAATCTAGGATTCATTACCACTTGATTTTGACTAGTGATTGGAGCGCCATTATAATACGGCTCAATTTGAAAGCTGTAAGGATAATGTCCCTTACTGTTGCTGTTATAAATCCCCATTATTCAATTTCCTTTAGTGCAAAGGCATATTTTTTGCCTGTTTTATTGTTTATAATATAAAGATTTTCTGCACCTTCTTGTATGGTCCAGTTACCAGTAGTACCATCTACGTCATTACCGTTGACTTTGGTCTCATTGCACAAGTGCAAGTCGTTTGTGTATAAGTTCGCCCAGGCCAATGATGCACTACCTAAGTTTTGTGCATCGTTTGACAGTGGTAACCAATGTCCTCCGCTGTCCAACGATACTTTGGCTGATCCAGCTACTCCTAGATACAATGGTACGTTTTGTTGAGCAATGATTTGTGCATATTGTCCGCTGGACCAATCTAGTTGAATTCTATTGTCAGCGGCACTGCTACCGTCGCTGTTGCCCAACATCATGCCGTTGAATCGAGCACGTTTGGCCACATTGAATGTGTAACCTGCTGAAAAATCTGTAGTGTTGATACCAACGTTGCCGTTGGCTTGAACAACCATTCGAGTCTGTACACCTAAACTATTATCATACCCTTTAAGAGTCATGATATTAGCAGTGCCAACGTCATTTACATACACTTGTAAACCAGTAGCAGCAGAACCTTGATAAACATCCAACTTTGCACCAGCTGATGTTGTGCCAATACCCACATTGCCACCGCTGGTTGCTAGATGAATATCGCCGCCGTAGTTGCTGCCTGATCCAGCTGAAAGTGTTCCGGTAAACTGAACTTGGCCGGCGCCGCTTGGGGTTGAGCCTACTACAGTTGATTGATGCACTACTTCAATACTCATCTGTTGATAGTTAGGCATATCAACCAGTATTGGCATATACTTAATAGTACCGCTGACAGTTACTTCAGTGCCAAAATAGCATCGTAGTTGACTTGGCCCGCTTGCTTCTACGCAATTAATTGTGCTGGTGCCGCCTGAATAATTTATAAACCAGCGAGTCCTGCCGCCTGTGTAATAATTATTATTAACTGTAACTTCATATGTTATCTGGGTTGACCAGTTGACCGTATCTCTACTAACTCGCATTAGTTCGTAAGTTCTATTTACATTACCTTGTTGGCCAACGGATACAGAATATCTTTGTATGCCTGCGCCGTTAGTTAATGCACCGTTAACTGTTAATGCCGTCAAATTTCCAAGGCTAGTAATATTAGTTTGAGCAGCTGTTTGTATTGTACCAGTCAAGTTGGTTGCTGATACTGATGTTGCAGTAACTTGCCCACTGACTCCTACGCCGCCAGTAACTACCAGTGTTCCACTGCCAGTTGTTGTACTGGCTGTGTTGGCAGTAAACGCCACTGCGGCATTGGCAGCTAAACTGGTAAATGCGCCACTGCCCCTAGTAGTAGCACCAATATTCATGTTGTTGATATTGCTGGTTGACGATGGTGTTATAGTTACAGTTTGAGTAGTCAGTGCCACTGTGGCGCCTGCGCCATTCATTGTGACATCACCTGTGAATGAGCCAGTGGTTGCTACCAGTGCGGATCCGTCTTCTGAAATCACCACATAGTTGGTGCCATCACTGGTCACTGATAGCACGTTGCCTGCAAAACAGGCCACTGTGCCGGCATTTGATCCGCCAGTACCAGTTAATATGCCACTGGGTGTTGATAAAGTAACTGTTCCGCCTGTGGCATTGTAAAATGTTTGATTTGATCCTGGAAACAATACTGGACTGGGCAGGGTGACAGTGTAAGGTGCTGTGCCAGCTAGATTTGTAAACGCACCCTGGTTGGGACTACTGATAGTGTGCGTACCAGAAATAGTGGTTGATGCTAATGATGAGTTATAACGTGCCATAGTACAGTATTTACCATTTATCTTTGGGACAACTTGCAACAGCTAACCACCATTTGGCGGGCATCACACAATGGCATACATCGCAGGTGTTAATACTGGTTAGATTATCGCAAGTTGTGCATATTTCTTTGCGCTGTTCTTTGAGTTCTTTGGTGCCTAAAAACTCAGATGGGATCTTGTATTCTCGGACATCATCTATCCACATGTTAGGGCTCTACACTGTCAAGTCCAAACGGATCGTTATTGGAACTGTCGTTGCTCCAGTCACGGCAAGCATCAATAAATGTGTCCATTGTTGCTTTTTCCGCTTCAGTGCCTCTGCGCAACACATCCAACTGACGCCAATCTGGATAATATTTAAAAATTTGTCGTTGTGCCAAGGCTCTGCGATCGTCGTCATCCAACTCATAGACAAAAATATGCCCGTCATCCACTCTAGATGACTCTGCATATTCTTCAGTTTCTTCATTTTTAACAAAGGCAGTTTTGATCAAACTGTCAACACTTTGACTGTAGTTTGATGCTAGGCCTTGCCATTCAATTTGACCGCCCAATTCTTCTGGTCCTATGTTTGTGCAAATAACTTTCATGTTTGTTCCTTACCAATACATGGCGCTGGTTGGGTTAACATTGGGATTCAAAACCAATGCTCCTTTGAACGGTGGTCCCAACACATCAGGATTGGATGTTCTCACTGACACAATGTATTCTTTGTCAGCACCGCAGTTGGTGTAGATTTTTAAAAATAAGGGCATTTTGTAATAACTGTTACCGATACTGTTTCCAGTAAAACTAGCTAGATTGTATCCCGAGTTGTAGTTGTTGCCTTCATTATATGTGCCGTTGTAGTCCATCCATCCCACACGTATACGGTTTGAGCCGTTGTTTGCGTCTCCGTTTTTCCATTCTTTGACCCAGATACCGCCGCCGTCACTTCCGGATCCAACTACTATGCTGGCATAGTCGTCGTAGCCTGTGCCCCACATGCCACGGTGTGTTCCTCTAATAGTCACTTCTGCCCAGCCCAAAGTTCCAGTGTCTTGTTTTTGTACTGGGCACATGACCCAATAACTGTAGGGACAAGTTGGGTAGCCGCCTGTACTTGCGAAGAAGTAGAAACTGTATTCGTACATTTGATCACCGATCTGTGTCATATTTGTACTGGTCTGATAACCGCCACTGTTGCTGTTACCGCTGGAATGGCTCTTGACATAGTTTCTAAAACTGTAGGCTGATCTCAAACTGCCGTTAACGTCTAACTTGTAGCTGGGATCAGTACGGCCAATACCCACATTGCCGTTTTCTATTATAGATAGTTTGGCGTCTGAAAGAGTTGCACTTGAACCGCCCGATTGCGGTCCATTAAGTATATGCACTTTTCCTTGGGCATTTCCTGAAGTCAAGTCAGTTCTTTCGAATACGATAGCTGATTTTCTATAAGCCGTGTTTCCAGCTTCACTGTAGCCAAAATGTATTCCTGACCAAAGTCCGCTACCGTAACTTGATCCAAAACTAGCTTGAAATCCGCTAGCGTTGGCGCCGTTATTAACATCTAATTTATACTGCGGAGTTGTTGTACCTATACCAACTTTGCCGCTGGCTGCTGGTGCAAAATAACTGTCGCCGTAAGATGCAATATGTGTTCTTAGAGTTGTTGGATTTTCTCCCGTATACAAATCAAGATATCCATCGCTTCCGCTTTGGTAAATGTTAACCATTGGTCCGTTATCAGCTGAATGCGATAATCGTATTCCGCCAGTTGCGCCATCGGTTGCTTTAACCGTAAGTTTAGCTGTCGGGGTTGTTGTAGCAATACCGATAAATCCATCATTACGTATTCTTAAACGTTCGGTCTGATTGGCATCAAATGCGCTAGTCCAGAAACTTAGTCCAACTTGACGATTATAACCTGCGCCTGTGTCTTCTGATACTGCGTATATACTAGCTGATTTACCCAACGCAGAACTGTTAGCAGTGATAGGATAGTTTGCGTTATCGCCAGCAGGATGTCCTGTAAATGCAATACCCCATTTTGCACCTGCATTAGCTAACCCGCCAGGATTGCTATTAAATGCTGTTCTCAAATAAATCATATTATTTGTAGAAGCTGCATCCATCAAAGAACTAACTGTTGTGGTATCGATAAGGTCGACTGCAATGGCACCATTAGTGTTTGCTACTACATGTAGTTTAAGCACTGGGCTAGCTCTATTGATAGCAACGTTTCCGCTACCGTCAATACGAATTGCGTTATTACTACCGATAGCTGTGATGTTTGTTTGACTTGCTGTTTGTATTGTACCAGTCAAGTTGCCGTTGAATCCCCCAGCATAAACAGTGCCACTTGCACCAATACCGCCAGTAACTACCAGTGTGCCAGTTGTGGTGTTTGAGCTGGCAGTGTTGGCTGTGAATGACACTGTGCTGTTTGCGGCCAATGATGTAAATGATCCTGCGGCTCTAGTTGTGCCACCGATACTCATGTTGTTTATTACACCAGAACTGGGACTCATGGTCAGTGACTGTGGACTAATAGTTACTGTTGCAGTGCCACCACTCATGTCCACATTACCAGTGAAAGAACCGCTGGTTGCTACCAGTGCTGAGCCGTCTTCACTCAACACAATGTAGTTTGTGCCATCACTGGTTACAGCCGTTACTGTATTTGTGAGCATGGCCAGTGTGCCAGCTCCACTTGCGCCTAATCCAGCAAACAAGCCACTTGGAGTACTCAGTGTAACTGTGCCAGCTGTGGCATTATAAAATGTTTGTGTTGTTCCTGGAAACAATACTGGACTTGGTAACGTTACAGTGTATGGTGCAGTGCCAGTAAGTCCAGTAAATGCCCCACTATAAGGGCTGGATACCGTGGCAGTGCCAGTGATAGTGGTTGTTGCGGATGATGAGTTATAACGTGCCATATTGTATTTAACTTACCTTGTTGCCCATGGTAGCGGGGTTGATTGTTTGATTTGCGGCGTTAAAATTTCACATAAAGAATAATGAATATTGATCAACGGAACTTTTGATTCTACCCATGCAACTACTTCTTCTTTCGTTAGTTGATCGTAAGGTTTAAAACTTTCCAATGTTTCGAGATCTTCATCTAGATAATATATTTCACTTTTGTGACCGTGTGTTTTTCCATCTACTGTTGCTACGATTTCATAATGAACTTCGTGAACAACATTAGCAGTGTTGTTTATTGTTTTTGTAAATACTTCTCGTATTTCTGTTTGAAAAGTTGCGCGATCATATGCGGCAGGTTTAATTAAAAATTCTGTACTCATTATGGTCTTCCTGTAAGTGAGTATAGTCGAACGTATATACCGTTTGATGCTGACGGGCCGTTGACTAATCTTGCGGCAAGTCCGTTTGATTGGCCACCTAGGCCTTGTATTGCGGCTACTGCCCAGTAAGTACTCGATGGCACATGATGGCTAGTTAGCATACTTTGTTCACTACTAATTCCATTAGTGTTGGTTCCAGCAGTTGTTCTGTACAAAAATGAAGTGTGAGAATAATACGGTGGCTGGCCGTAACTATCAGTACTGATATCTACAATGTAAGTAGTATTAGAAGGAATCGTACCAACAGGCACAATAGTTTGTAAACTACTTGCCCAAGAGGCTGAATATGTATAACTAGCACTATAAATTGGAGTTTGTATGTATATCGATCCTGTATTAATTTGGCCGTTAACATCTAGTTTAGCTCCGGGACCAGTAGTTCCAATACCCACATTACCGTTACCAGCAATAGTCAATCGCTCGTTTGATGTACTTTTACTGCCACCTGTTCTAGTATGAAAACGTATTGCGGCAGCATCGTTAGAATATGTTGTAGAAAGATGCACATCGCCTACTTGATTAACGTACCAGATTTCAAAACCTTCCTGACTCATTTCATTGCCTTGTCCGGTCATCTGCAACAAAGCATCATATGAACCGTTAGACGGTGTTAATCTCAAAGCAACATCGGCAGCGGCTGTTTCGTATAGATGGAGTTTAGCAGACGGATTAGCACCGGTGCCTACTCCTAAATAACCGTTTGCAGCTGCAATTCGTACCAGTTCCCTGTATGCTACACCTTGAGCACTGGCCCAGAATGTTATGTCTGGGGTGTTATAGTTAGCTGCGTTGGATGTGGCATAAATTCCAATGCGTCGATCTGCTATGTTGCTCTGTGCTGAAATAGTAAGACCAATACGTGCGCCCACTACTCCATTGGTAACGCCATCGTTGTCAGTCAGTGCCAAAATATCAGCAACAGATCCACTACTGGCCATGCTGGTTGTAGCGTTGACTTGTAACGGGCTGACTGGAGTTGTTGGAGTTGCTATTCCAACACTGCCGTTTACCATGTATAAGGTTGGATAATCGGTACTGTTGTTTACTGTGCCAAATCTCCATCCAAATGTGTTGCCGCCAAACTGATCACCGAAACCAGCATAGGCGTTGTATCTGGTGTTTTCTTGACGACTCAATGTCAAGTGTTTGATCTGACTGTACGGACTACTGTTGACTGTGGCTGTAGTGGCTAATTCTAATACTGTTTGAGGCCCTGTAGTACCAACACCAACACGATCATTAGTTATGTCAACGTAAAGTGTTCCAGAATCCACATTTAGTCCTGGAGTAGTCAAACTGCCAGTACTGGTAATATTGGGTTGAGCGGCTGTTTGTATGGTGCCAGTCAAGCTGGCAACCACACTGGTGGCATTGATAGTGCCACTGACTCCCAATCCGCCAGTTACTACTAGACTTCCGGTGCTAGTACTTGAGCTTGCCGTATTTGCTGTTAAACTTACTTGGCCATTTGCAGCCAATGTGGTAAATGCACCACTTGATCTAGCTGTGGCGCCAATGGCCACATTATCTATGTTGCCAGCTGAGCTAGGAGCCATACTTACTCCGCCACCGGCTTGCACTGTTAATATTCCGCTTACTGTTACATTGCCGCTAAATGCTCCGGTAGTAGCTGTCATAGCACTACCGTCTTCTGATATCACAATATAATTTGTGCCGTCACTGGTTACTGATACCACGTTGCCAGCAAACACACTGGTAGAACTGGCACCGCTTGCACCGGTTCCAACAAAATTGCCACTTGGTGAGCTCAATGTGATAATGCCTGATGTGGCATTATAAAATGTTTGATTTGTTCCAGGAAATAATGTTGGTGTAGGCAAGGTCACTGTGTAAGGTGCTGTACCAGTCAGTGCTGTGAATGCTCCGCTATTAGGAGTACCAATAGTGGTTGTTCCAGTAATAGTTGCGCTTGCAAGTGAGGTATTATAACGTGCCATATTTTATTTGAGTCTCTTTATTCTTCTAAAACTTCGTCAGGTCCTGGTAAATCTGCATAAGGTTTGAAGATTTCACCTTTTGGATGCGTGTCTTTAACTGTTTTTATTGCAGTATAAAATGCGCCAGTCTTTGCTGATTCGCCTAACAATCCAGCATCAATGTCTTTGTACAACATGTCCAGTTGATCTGCCAGCGACGGGTATAACTTTGTTCTAGCAACATCGTGCCTCCACTCGATCTTTCTAGGGTCAATTCTAGAAATATCAAATGGTACATTTTCTGTATAAGTTGGTTCTGTGTCACTCATTGTTGTTTTCCATTAAAAATATGCACCGGTGCCTGTGGATTGATACATTGAAGTAATAGTTGGAGAAAATGCACCAGTTGCACCGCTTTGAAAGTTGATAACAAAACTACAATAGTAGCTGGCAATGTCTGCCACTAATACCAAGTACCCATCGCTTGATCTGTAAACACTGTTACAGACACCTCTGTTACCCCAGTTTGCAATGCCGTTACTGATAGAACTGTCAGATGCGCTGTACAAATATCCAACCCAAGCGCCAGCCAATACCTGTGCTGATCCATAATCATATCCCACCAGTTCAAAACGATACATGTTTGAATTGTTGGTACGTTGATCAGTTTTCATATGCACATATTGGTTACCGCCGTAGGTGTTTAACGAGTAAATGGCCATGCGTATGAAATTACCGTTATAGTTTATTCCGTTGCCCACATCCAATGTAGAACCTATGCCTGCAGACGTACCAACGTTAAGACTATTACTGATGCTAACGGCACCGTTTGGTGCAATACGTGCTCGTTGCACTGGTACTGCATCGCCTGCGTTGGTTGTAGTACCAAATATAATACCAGTACCTGGAATTGCGCCAACGGTCAAATCTCCAGTTACTGAGCCAGTTATGTGATAGTTTGTTCCGCCAGCGTAACCAATATGATGCCAATCAGTATTGTTTCCAGGAGTTGTTAACGTATTACTAGGTTTAGTACCAATGAACAAATCGCCTCTAGCTGTAATACTACCATTAACATCTAATTTGTTTTGCGGAGAAGTAGTGGCAATACCAACATTTCCGTTGCCTAAGATATTTAATAAGTAATCATTAGCATATAAACCAAGGGTTACATAGTTAGTACTTGAGCCGGCGCCGCCAGCATATCTAAATCCCACGTAACCTGCATTATTTTGTGACTGTGCCTGTCCAAATACGTGAGCCGTTGTTGAAGCACTAGTAGTCAATGACGAATTTAGACTAGTACTAATCCAGTTAAATGCCGCTGGCGCACTTGTAGAAGTTATTCTTAAAAGAGGAACACCGTCACCTGATGGCGCAGAAATATGCAAAGGCGCTGTTGGAGCAGATATGCCAATGCCGACATAACCTGCTGATGTAATTCTCACTTTTTCTTGCATCTTACTAACATTAACACCATCGGTTACATTATTTGTATAAAATGCTAGAGCACTATTCCATCCAGCTGCTTCTCTAAAGAAACCAATGCCAGCATTAATGCCGCCATTGATTCCCATTCCAAAATAGATTCCGTCATTATTATTAGCAAGTCCATCGAATCCAGCTCTACCGCTTAGTGCAAAATCAGTCATGTTTGCTATAGTAGTAGTGGCTGCATTAGCAACTCCAGTTAGACCAATATGTACTTTGCCGCCAGCTGATGATACAGTACCGAGTGTTGTGTTTCCACTAACTGCTAAACTACTTAATGTTCCAAGACTAGTGACATTTGTTTGAGATGCTGTGGATAATGTGCCGCCCAAGTTGGTAGCATTAACTGTACTAGCTGTTACAGTTCCACTTGCACCAATACCACCAGTGACTACTAGTGTACCAGTTGTTGTACTTGAACTAGATGTACCAGCTGTAAAAGTTACTGCTTGATTTGCCGCTAGAGTTGTGAAAGCACCTGTTGATCTAGCGTTAAGACCAACATTAACATTGTCAATACTACTGCCAGAACCGCCTGGATTCAATGAAAAACTACTAGGAGTTAAATTGGTTACACCGCTGGTAATGCTAACATTGCCGCTAAACGAACCAGTAGTTGCTACTAACGGACTTCCGTCTTCTGAAATAACAATATAGTTTGTTCCGTCTGGTACAACACTGACCACGTTACCAGAGTTGATAATAAATGTGCTTGCGTTAGGGCCACCGGTGCCTGTAAAACTTCCACTAGGAGTGCTGATTGTAACTTGTCCGCCAGTGGAGTTGTAAAATGTTTGATTAACACCTGGAAATGCTGCGGGTGCTGGCAATGTTACTGTGTAAGGTGCAGACCCGGTAAAATTTGTAAAGGCGCCCTGAAAAGGACTGCTAATAGTAGCCGCACCTGTTATTACATTAGTTGATGATGAAGTATTATATCGTGCCATAGTATACTATTTACCATTTATTTAAAGGGCAAGTCTGCCCGGGTAGCCGGGTTTTAGCAGGCATGAAACAATGACAAACCCCGCAGACTTTGATAGTATTGTTAAACTTTTCGCATTGTTTACAAATGGCTAGTTTTTCTTTTGGAGTCAGTTTGATTTCTAGTTTTACTTCTGTGTTCATGGAGCATCTGGAGGAGCAAAGTCCGGAGGCATACCGCCAGTGCTGTTAAAACTTGCGGCTTGCACGTTTTGTCCATCTGCACAGCAGTTTGCTATCCACGGCATTGGCAGAGTTCCTAACTTTCTAGAACGGGGTGCTCGCATGTCGTTTAGTTCATCCAACAACGCCTGTTCAGTTGCTTCTTTGCCAACAAGATTCCACACCCACTGTAGTACATCTGTAGAGTCCAACTCCAAAAAGTCAGTATAATCATCAGGTGTTGGATCAGGCAGTTGTGTCATGGAGCGCAAGTAATGAACTGAATAATCTTCAGTGTCACGAATCTCCAGTTCCCAATACACTTCTGCAACAACATCTTGCAGCATCAACTGCGGATGTTCTTGAAATCCGTCTATTCTTGAAATAGTCCATCTATAGTTTATCATTGTTATTCCTTAAAATCTTAGTGTTGAGTTGGTGTCGGCTGTTTCAGTAGCCCATGGATAGTTAGATCTATATCCGCTGTTGGTCCACCAGCGCACCCACAAATAGCCAGTACAGCAACAACTGATCTTTCCAACAGCAAAACAAAGTCTTCGATATCCGCCGTAAGTATTTGAAGAACGATAAACATAAGGATTTGATCCGCTATTACCTTTATTTGTTCGAACATAACTACCATAGAAACTATTGTTGCCATCGCCAGTGGTATTTACAACGGCTTTAAAATCGTGAAAATATTCACCGCTGTAGGTATGATATCCTACAACTTCTAAAATGTAGGGATTCCATCCTAAGCCAGCGGCTGCGTCAGCAGGTATAGGTGTTCTTACGTGCAGATATGCACGACCGTTACCGATACAATCACTGGTTCCATCGCTTGACGGGCATACGCAATGGCTTAGTTGATACCATTCACTCATGTCGGCTTGGCCGTCAAGTATAAAACTTTGACCTCTAATATCACCCGATACTGTTGTTGCTTGTAAGTTTGCCATATTTTTACTTATCTTTAAAATCTTTGAAAGCTGTTGGTATCGGCTGTTTCAGTAGCCCACGGATAGTCAGTAAAATAACTGGTATTATTCCACC